GCGAAGTAGTTCTGGAAAAAGTGGCGGTTGCCGGTGCTGGTGGTCAGGTCGAAGAACTGACAGATGCGGATGTCCATCAGTCGTCGAGGAGGGGATTGCGGATTTCGCCAGCGAGGTTGATGCGGACATTGTTGATGCCAGGGCGGATGGTTTGCACTTCAGGTGGGCCGGCATATTCCCAGCGAAGGCCGTCGATGCTCGCGTTGGCACGAGCAGCCAACGTGCTGGACATGCCAGCGGTGACGTTGGTGCTAAGGGTGAAGCGGCGATTAGCTGCGGTTTGGCTGCGGTAGTGGTCCAGCAGGGTGACGACGGTGGCGTCGGAGATGCTGTCGAACTCCAGGTCTAGCTGGGCGCCGTAGGGCGAATTGCCGTACGTCCGCTTGACAACTGCACCACTGAGGGCGCGGTACATCTTTTGTGGATACACGCCGGGGCGGAAGCTGCGGCCGGTTGGGGTGATCGAGGGGAACGCGGCCATCAGCGGATACCGATGCGGCTACGGGTTTGCGGCGATTGCTTGATGCGATCCAGCGTCATGGTCATGCCACGGCTGGCACCATCTCGGGTGGCTTGGCGGCGGGTTTCGGCCATGGCCGCCTCCAGTTGGTCTCTGCTGACGTACTCTACGCCGCCGATGCTGGTTGTCTGGAAGCTCATGTTCAGCACCGGCGATCCACCACTGCCGGGTGCGGCACCCATTGCATCGCGCAGGCCGGAGTTGGAAACAACGCTGCCGTTGCGCCCTGGCACGAACAGCTCGGGGCCGTGCTCACCAACGACGTAGGGCGATCCAGCAGAGACCGGGCCGCCGTTGGCGCGGAAGGCACCGCTGTAGTCGGGAATTCCGGGCAACGCCGGGATTCCAGCGTCGACGGAGCCGCCAAAACCTGCCGCGTTGCCGGAAAAGCCGCCTCCGGTCAGTCCTCCGCCAAGACCGGCGAATATCTTGGCAATGCCGATGGCGATGTACTGGGCAATCATTTGTTGGGCCGTCTGGAGCAAAGCACTACCGACCGCGTTGAGAAAGTCGGCAAAGACTTGCTCGGCCGTTTTAGTTCCCCGCACAAGCTCAGCGACGCCGAATGTAATTACATTGGCGAGTTCGCCGCTGACACTTTGGATTAGCTGTCCGTATTTAGCCGAGAATTGCTGTAGCTGCAGTTGCTTTGCTTCTAGTTTATCCAGCAGGACAAGTTCTTGGTTGATAAGTCCGAGTTTCTGCTGCTGCGCGTTAAGGTCAGCTTGCTTAGCTGCCAAAGCCTCGGCATCTAGACTCCCACTAGTGATTTCCGCAGTCAGATCAGCAATACGCTCTTGAATCGGTAACAACGTTTCTGCGGTGCGGATACGCTGATCCAGCAGCAACCGTTCGGCCTCTATTTGAGCCTCGGGCACGGTAAAGCCTGCGATATCCAGACCGACACGCGCTTGCTGTTGTTGGATGGGACGCAGGGCTTCAGCGATATCTCGTTGGCGCTGGGTTGCAGCCAGTTGCTTTTCGAGCTTATTACGATCTATTAAACGTTCATTTATAGCATCTTGTAGATTTAAGTCGTACTGAGCAATCTTAAGTTTCAAATTAAAGAGACGCAGTGTTTCGGCTTTCGTACCGTTTTTGGCTGCCTCGGCTAAAGCCAGATCTCGTTCGTCGCTTAAGGACTGCTCGACAAGTCGAGCGCGAGCTTCAGAAAATTGAAGCGAGCGGCGCAAAGCAGCTTCCTGACCTCCCGCAAATTCTTGCTCGCGAATGTTGATGTCAATCAGCTTTAGCTGTTCATCAAAAATACTTTTTGATGCCGTAAGACGAGCTTGTATCTGTTGCTCTGCTGTACGGGCAGCTTCTTCTTGACGTCGTGCCAGTTCTTCAGCGCGTTGACGTTCCAGCTGGTTAAAGGCAGCTTGTTGCGTTAGCTGAGCACCCTGCAAAGCCAGTAAACGTTCTTGTGCTGTCAAAGAACCTCGTTTTGCCTGGAACTCAATTTCCGCTTCTTTTTTAAGTCTTTCTTGAACAAGCAATCTTTTACTTATGGCTACAAATTGGTCTATATTACTTCTTAAAGATAGCGAAGAAATAGACGTCTGCGTGCGTAAAATATCAGTTTCTTTTTGCAGAATGTTGACACGTTGCTGGGCTTCTGGAGTTAGAGCGGGTGTAGTTTGGGCCCGTTGTTCACCTTGTAACGCTAAGCGGCCGATAAAACTTGCGATGGAAAAACCGCCTCTTTGCGGGCTAGCTTTTTCTACTTCTTTAAAGGTACGAATTACTTCTGCTGTGATTGTTGTGAGTGTAGCTGTTACTGTTTTACCAAAACCGCTCCAGCCTTCTCCTGCATCCTTCAAGGCTTTTGCGTTTTCGCGCCCAACTGTATCGCTTAACGCTTTAAACGAAGCATCTGCGGTCGCAGCGATTTGACCACTTGCCTGAAGATTACTTATGTAATTTTTAGTTGTGGAATCAAGGCTTCCGACTAAGGCTTCCAAACTTTGTACAGCATCGCCGTTTCCTCGCAGAGCACGAGCAAAATCGGCTGACTTTTGAGCGGCTTGATCGAACGTAGAACCTAGTGCTGTGCCTACCAACGACAAGCCAAACCCGAACTGTCCGCCAGCTAAACCTCCGGCAAAACCACCGATACCACCGCCTGCTGCTGCTCCGACACCTTGACCGAACAGCAGAGGAAACGCCCCACCAATAATTGCGTTCCCTGTAGCTTCTCGAATCTTTGCTCGTTGTTGGAGTGAAGACGCATTTCTCTCCAAAACGCGTTCTAGTTTTAACTCAAAAAGTTGTTCTCTTGTTGCTAATTCTAAACTTTGGCGACGCGCTTTATTTTGCTCCTGACGTGAGCGTAAAATAGCATCTTCGTTAGCTTGCTGTCGCTGTGCCGGGGTGAAACCCCCGCTAAAACCTAGACCACCAGGTCCTTGCTCAACGGTAGAGGCAGAGAAACCTGTCTGCGCTTGGCGCAAAAGACGCTGTTGTCTGTAAAACTCGGCCGTTTGCCGTCGTGCAGCTGCGGCTGCTGCATCTGTTCGGGTAGTAAATTCAGCCTGACGCTGACTTAACTTATCTATTTGTGTAGCTGTTTCAGTTGCTGCGGCTGCTTGTTGGTCTAACTCTTGCTGTATACGAGTTGCCTTTGCATCCAGTTTTGAGTTTTCTAGCTGGCGTTGCTGCTCATTCAGATCTTGTAAAACTGCTGTAAGCTCTGCGGCGCCCTTACGCTCTGCCAGAATCTGTTCTGTACGTCCACGAAGTTGGCTGGACAAAGCAACAGGGCTTGCTTGGCCCGGTCCGATAGGCTCGCCGAATTGCGTTGTTTCGCGGATACCAGCTGAAGATAGGCGTTGCTGGCGCTCTGCTTCGTTTACTTGCTTAAGTAGTTGTAGCTTTTCACGTAAGCCGCTATTAAGACTTGATGTAGCAGCTACGTAATTTTGAGCTGCAAGGGTTGCTTCTTTGGTACCTAGGGCGGCTTCGTTTAGTGCTGCTGCTGCGTCACTAACTACTTGCTGCAGATTATTTATGTTACGAACTACACCACCTGTTCCGATATTTTCAAGGTAGTTGTTAAGACCATCTACAAGTTTAGAAGTTGCGTTTATTTGATCGCCTAAACGCTTAAGTTCTTGTGCGCCACGAACGGCAATTTCGATGTCGGCTCTGTAAGCCACGGCGCCGCTACTAACTGGTACTTCAGTTTACGGCAGAAAAATGCCGCCGGGACTAGCGGCGGCGTTTGGCTTTGTCCAGCTCCTTTTGTTGGTCCTCGTTCAGGATCTGGAAGTAAGCGCTCCAGCCAAGGAGTTCTTCGGCGGTCATTGTCGTGCGGACTTGCTCAAGGCTGAGTCCCAGTTCTTTTGCGACGCCGAACTGGAGCATGAGCCAGTTGTCCTGGCGGATCTCCTTGGCTAATTCTTGGGGTCGATTGGCTCGGCGTCGTCCGTGATGATCGCCAGCATGAGCTTTTGCAGGTCGGCGTCTTTGACTTCGTTCTTCAGGACGTCGATTTCACCAGTCGCAAACAGCTTTTGGCCGCTTTCGTCGCAAGCCTTGGTGATTAGCAACTGCAGAGCGAAGGCCCCGGCATCGTCCGACTTGGCGTTTTTTTGGGCGCGTTCGCGTTCGGCCATGGTCAGCGGGCTGACCCACATCTCGAAAACGCTGCCATCGGACAACTCGACTTCTTTCTTGGTTGGCTCCAGGTTGGCAGCCTTGCGGAGGCGGTCGATTGCCCGAACGGGGATGGAGGCAGGCATAACACCGTGCTGCTGTTTTTCTACTGTAGCGGATTAAGCATGAAAAAACCCCGCTGGTAATGCGGGGCTTGCCACGATTTACCCGAAACTAGGTTATCAGGATTGGGAGAAGTCGAAGGTCGGGGTACCAGCTGGGCGGAAGTTGACGGTGACGGACTGGGCGTCGTCGGGGTTGATGTTCAGGCTGGCCGAGGTC